TTTTGGCTGTGTAAGGCCTGCCAGCAGAAGCTGTTCGAGAAACTCCAGGAGGCTCACTATGATACAGCGCACTAAAGTGGACGTCTCTGTTGAGAGGCGTCTGTTATCCAACATCATCATGTCTACCCCCCTCCTGGCAGCCTGTATCCAGGCGGGGAGGCCGGGGCTGTTCTCCCCTGGGGCCTGTCGGACAGTAGCCCAGTGGGTCTGGGAATATTTTTCAAAAACTGGAGAGGCCCCAAAAGAGGCCATGACAGACGTCTATATGGCGCATTATGCGGAACTTCAAGACGCGGATGCAGCCCTTATCCGGGATTTTCTTTCAGCCCTGTCCAATGAATGGGCCCCTACCAATGTGGACCTATCCACGGAAATGGCCCTCAGGTTTTTCCGGATCCAGGCAGCAACCCAGCTTTCTGAGGCCCTTGCGGATGCGGTGAAGACTGGGGACCCTACCACGGCAGAAAAGACAGTGGCAGAGTATGTCAAGCCTGAAACGCACAAGGCTGAGTCCATAGATATGATGGATTCCCAGTCAGCTGGAATCATTTCAGATGCCTTCAATGAGGAAGCAGAAATTTTATTTGAATTCCCGGGGGTCCTGGGCAAGGTCATTGGTGGAATTTCCCGGGAGGATTTTATGGCCTTCCTGGCCCCGCCTAAACGTGGAAAGACCTGGTGGCTCATAGCCACGGCGGTCCTTGCCTATCTTCAGGGTCAGCAGGTGCTCTTTATATCCCTGGAGATGCGTAAGCAGCAGGTGGTCCGGCGGTTCTGGCAGTTCATTTCAGGGCGTTCCCGTCGGGGGGAAAAGGCCCCCTGGCCCCGGTTTGTGGATAGGGGCAATGGAGAGTATGAGGTGGAGGACGCTGAAAAGAAAACCACTCAGGTGGACACCTCTTTGGCAGCCATTCAGAAGATTCAGCATCAGTTTGGGATGGCCTCCCGGGGAGGGGCGCTGAAGATTAGGACCTACCCCACGGGGTCACTTTCTATTGCTGGGCTGAAGACAGAGCTGAAAAATCTGGAGGTCTATGAGCATTTCTGCCCCACAGTGATCGTGGTAGACTATGCTGACATTATGGATCACGGAAAGCCTGCGGCTCAGGAACGGGACCGCATCAACAACACGTGGCTTTCCCTCCGGGGCCTTGCTATGGACCGGAAGTGCGCGGTTGTAACGGCCTCCCAGTCAGGCCGTCAGACGGTGGATGGGACGCGGGATGCTCACGGCTCCGATGTGGCGGAGGACATCCGGAAACTGGCCCACGTGACCAAGATGGTAGCTCTCAATCAGACTCAGGATGAGGCTGCACGTGGGATCTACCGACTGGCATGTGAGGCTGAACGGGATGGGGCGAAATGCTTTGACCAGGCGGTATGTACCTCTTGTCTGGCCATTGGCCGTCCTTTCCTGGAGGTCCAGCTGTTATCCCATGTCCGTATGGGTGGGGAGGATGACTGGAAAAACGGAAACAGCCCTAGGCAGGAGCAGGAAACTCCAGTGGCCAACAAGAACAGGAGCAGAAAATGATTCCACTGTCCAATATCCATACACCCTATATCTCCTATGCCCTACCTACTGGCCTGCAGGTGGAGGTTAAGCGAGAGGACCTGTGTTGCCCATATCCGGGCCCCAGCTTTTCAAAGGTCCGGGGAGTTCAGACTCACCTGTCCCACATTTTCAGCAATCCTTTTTGCGCATATACTCATGTGGGGGTTATGGACTCACGCCACTCAAAGGCAGGCTGGGGGGTTTCCTGGATATGCAAAAAAATGGGCATATCTACAAGGGTCTACTATCCTGTATTCAAGGATGAAGCACCCGGGTTTGTCCGGCCTTTTCAGCAGGAGGCTAAAAAAAATGGCGCATCTATAATTCCCTTGCGGGGTAACCTGATGTCTGCGGTCCTGTGGAATATCGCCAGGAAACAGACAGCCCTGGCCGGGGGATATATGCTGCCCAATGGACTTAAACTGAAGGAGTCTGCTCAAGGAACTTGTGATGAGTTGTGCGCTACCACACCAGAAGGGTACCTCTGCAAGGACTGGGTCGTGTCCGCCTCATCTGGTACTCTGGCAGCAGGCGTGGTTATGGGTCTAGCCTCCTATGACCATAAATTCACAGGGACCCTGTATATTCACATGGGATATTCCCGCAGTGTAGACCAGCTCCGCAGATATATTCTTAGCCTGGGTGGAGATTCCAATTTTATAGCCACTAGAGTCCAGTTCGTGGACGAGGGGTATAAGTATTCGGATCAAGTGGAAACGGACTGCCCCTGGCCAAGTAATCCATACTACGATGCAAAGGCATACAAATGGGTGCTTGATCGCTCAGAGCAGTTCCATTCACGAGGTATAATATTTTGGAATATTGGGGACTGAATGAAGACCTTAAAATCTGCCTTATCCTTGCGGGGAGACCACTACTGGTGCCCCCTGTCCCTTCAGCTGGACTCCTACTGGGGCTGCGGGGCAAACTGCCCTATGTGCTACTTGCGCAGGCTAAACCGCACCTGGGGTACAGAGCCCCGGGCCGCCGATCCTGAGGAAGTCCAGAAGGAATTGACCCGTGGCTTGCAGAACCCTGACCCCAAAACCCCCCTGGGCAGGGCAATCCATGCCAAAAAGACCATCCGCTTTGGAAACAAAGCTGACCCCTATCAGCCCCTGGAGCAGACTGAAAGGATCTCTGGAAAGATCCTCCAGGTGTTCAAGGATCTGGACTGGTCCTATGTAGTTCAGACAAAGTTCCCCTCCCGGCTTTTGGCCCTGGACCTGGAAACCATCAAGGCTTCCCAGGGTCAGGTGATGATTGAGATGTCCCCTGGTATGGATTGGGACTGGGAGCATCTGGAAGCCAGACGGACAGAGCCCCCTGAAATCCGGATGGAGGCAGCCCGGGAATTTATCCGGAATGGGGTCAAGGTGTCCTTCAATGGAGAGCCGTTTGTTCCGGGGCTGCATACTGGGGGTCAGTTCCGGGAGGTTTTGCGCCAGATCAAGTCCCTGGGCTGCACCTCCTACAACACCTACTTTATGCATCTAAATGACTATAACCTCAAGGCGCTTTATGCTAATGGGGTCGATATTGAAAAGATATGGGAGGGGACCCAGGATGGGGCGTGGAAGCCCATCCAAAAGGAACTTATTCATATTGCCCAGGAGGAGGGCATGACTTTGGGTTGTCCTGATTTTGTATGCTCTGGTAGCTACATCCAGGCATCCAACACCTGCTGTGGTATGGATGTTCCCAATCCTTCCCGGTTCAATGTCATGGAATGGAAGCGGCTCTGGCTTCAGGGCATCCGGGATATTGACGCCATACTGGCACGGACCTGGGATGGCGTGGGAAACTTACAGGAGGCTAAAGAAATACTGGAGGGAAAACGCCCTGAAGTTTTTAGCCTGATAGACCTGGAAAAAGAAATTCAGGAGGAGCTCTGCGCCCCAGCCCCTGAAAGAAAGGTCCCGGGAAGGATCAAGCTACCTGGATTTTAGACCAGGGCCCCAGGTATAATTAATCAAGACCCTGTAAACCATAATAAGGATTTTTATGTTGGATAATAAGACCATAAAGGACATGGACTACTGGGAGGCCCGGAAATATGTGGCCACCGCCGTCCCACGACAGACCACTGTAAATGCCACCCCAGGGGACCTGTACAAACAGAAACAAAAGGGCCGGAAGTCCAACTACCATCAGTTGAACCTGGCTACGGGGGAACTGGATAAATTGGAGAGGATATTGTCTGAGGAGGGCCTGCAGTCCTTCATTGAGGTATCTCTCCGGGCGCAGTCCTGCCCAATGCCCCTCAACCTGGATACCTGGGATGGGCTCCGTTGCCCAATGGGCTGTCGCTATTGTTTTGCTGATTATTTCCGCAGTAGTCTGTATACCTCATTCTTTGACAATGGGAAACACCTCAAGCTCCGGCATTGCGACCCGGATGCAATCAAAAAGGAACTGGACAAGATGCTCCCTCATAGGGGAGAAAAGGTCTCTGGGGAAAATGAGGTCATCAATGCTATCCGCCTGGGAATCCCTATCCGTTTTGGCATTCGCTTTGAGGATTTTGTCCCAGCAGAGGCTAAGGCAGGGGTCAGCCTCCAGATACTCCAGCATCTTGCGGCCTGGAACTATCCCACGATGATCAACACTAAGGCCTCATTGCCTGGATTGGATGACAGATACCTCAAGGCTCTCTCTGAAAACAAAGGCAAGGCGGCCATTCATTTCACCCTCATTTCCTCAGATGACGCATTTCTGAAAAAAATGGAACCAGGGGCTCCAAGTTTCCATGAAAGGCTGGAGGCTGGACGGCGCCTGGAACAGGCAGGGGTGCGAGTTGTAGCCCGCATTGAGCCCTGGATGATGTTTATCAATGACTCCCAGGAAAAGGTGGATGATTACATAGGATGGATAAAAGAGGCAGGCATCACACATCTCACGTTTGATTCCTACTCGTATTCAGCCAATTCCCGTGGGCTTGCGACCAATTTTTACAAGATGGGTCTGGATTGGGATAGGATGTTTCTGGCCAGCTCTGATTCCCAGGGGCTTTCATCCTTGATGTTGGGAAAATTTATGGATTACTTCAGAAAGGCTGGATTGAGTTGTTCCACTTTTGACCAGGGAAATGCTACCACCAATGATGATTGGGTCTGCTGCTCTGTGGGGGACTGGTTTAATGGGTTTAACTGGGGCTGTGGGGTTATGGCTATCCGGTATATTCAGAGCCGTGGTGGGGCTCCCGTCCGCTGGAGGGATTTCAATGGGTGGGTTTTGTCCAAGGGGGGATGGCTCTCTGCCCACCTCCGGAAAGAGGTTCAGACCCTGTGGAATGCAGAGGGTGATAAGGCCTGGCCTATTGATTGGGGTCAGGGTATGGAGGCCATTGGGAATGATGAGGACGGGCTGATCTGGCGGTTTGCCCCAGGCTATGATTTCCGCCTGGATCTTTTCCGTAATATTTTTCCGGCAGCTCTGAAATCCAGGGTCCCCGGTATAATCTAACAATTCAAAAGGAAAGGCATTTATGAAAATCAACATCTCTAAGCGAACCGAGCTCATGATGGCTCAGGCAGTTGCCCTTAGCCAGAATGGCAGAATGAAAAGTCACATCCATGCCAGAGGAAATGATCTGTTCATCGCGAATATGGATAATACGATTGTTATCCATTTCATCACGGACACCACTTTTCCGGAGGCCCTGGACTTTTTTGCCAATGACTATGAAAGCTCCAATATTGAGGTTTCCGGGGGCATGGTGAATTTCATCACTACCCGGGGTGGGTACACGCAGACAAAGACCTGTGGGATTCCCAAGACAACCTTTGAGGAGGTCAAGAAGATATGGGATCACTATGCTTCCCCAGACAAGTCCCATCCCCTCATCCTCCGCAAGGACCTCTCTGGAATGTTGGACCCGGAACTTTCGCACGTGGAGTTTCATGCCAAGAATGGATCCATGCTCCTGGTTCAGAAGAACATCTACACAGGCGGCCGTTATGAGGTCATGGATGCTCAGTCCTCTGGGGGGCTTATCAAAATCAATGCTCTTCCGCTGGACTTTAAGGCGATGGGCATGCGTACCCAGGATTTCCAGGCACTCTTTGCCTTTGCCAACACCCTGACCATCTATCCTCAGGTGGGCAAGAACTGGTTTGGGTTCGCTTCTGACGCAATGGAGGGTGTAGTTGCAGCCTGTATCTACGATGAATTGCCCTATATCACAGATACTGATACAGGGGTCATCCAGGAAGAGATGGAAAAGTCTGAACCCAAAACTAAGGAGGCCTAATCATGGGGGGAAAATCCAGAAAGACTGGGGCTGTCTCCAAGTCACTTATTGACCGCATTAGGGCAGGGGGCAAAATCAGTACGGGCACCCCGAAAAAGCAATCCCCTGCCAAACCCAATGCCTTTGGTCTCTCCCTCCAGAAGAAATGATGGGGATGAGAGCGGAAATAGTGGAGTATATGGGCCGTTGTGGCACCTCCGGAAAGATCCCCAACTTTTGGATGTCCCCCTGGTACTTGGAAAACTCCGGGTGGATGCCTATCCAGGAAGATGGGGCTATTGGCTGGGTTGAGTCTGAGGGCTCCCAACGGCTTATGCTGCCTATGTTAAGCCCCTCTGGGGTTGCATCAGGAAAGCCCTGGGCAGATTTTCCGCTGCCTAGTCCAGTATTGGATGTTCTTGATCGGCAGTATGTCTACTCTCCTTCCCAGATAAATTCCTGGACAGGAGGCGCCAATAGGGGCCGCAGAAAGGCCCTTGGCGTTGCCTTACGAGCTCTATCTAATCCAAGTCTTTCTGCTTTCTGCTTATCCTGGGGGTCCATCCCATCCATACAGGAGTCAGCCGCTGAGTCTATCCTCAGGGAATGGTCAGCAGAAAAGGGCGATGGGGTTTATGATCCTGAAATGATGGTTCAGGCCTTATTGGTTCCTCCTGAAAATTCCAGGGCTAAAGTGGGGCAGCTATACCTAGGGGACACCTTGCTGGCCCTGGTTATGATAGACCTGGGGCCCATCACGGGAGATGGGGCCTGGTGGAATTTTCGGTATTGCTTGCCCCTCAACATCCCGGGCGTTGCGGAATTGGCCCGGTTCTTTGTTTGGGATTATCTGGCCCAGGTTTTCAGTGGGCCTCATAACCGTCCCATTTTTATCAATGATGGGGGTGATTTGGATCGTCCTGGCCTGGCTCAGTTCAAACAAAAACTCAATCCGCTTCTGGTTCTTTACACACCAACAAACAACAAAATGGAGTAAATCTCACATATGATTACATTAAGCAAACCCGCTTTGGTAGAGGCAATGAAAAAGTGCCTCCCTGGAGTTGAAAAAGGTTCCAGCCTCATTGAGGGGGCAGACACATTCCTTTTCACTCCTGGTTTTGTCCACACTTACAATGATGCCATTGCGGTGTCCGCCCCTGTGGAGTATCAGGGGCCTGAGATCAGCGTCAAGGCAGTGGACTTTTTCCGCCTGGTCTCCAAGCTGAATGCCCCCATGGTCCAGGCTGAAATCAAGGATCAGAAGCTGGTTCTCACTGGAGGCCGCACACGGGCCACCATGACCCTCACGGACCCATCCAAGCTGAAGACCTACCTGGACACCCTGGGGTTGACCGAGGCTGCATGGGCTGACCTTCCGGGAGGCTTTGAGGATGGGGTCAAGCTCTGTAAGATGTCCTGCAATACCACCCCGCTCAGAGGTATCTCCATTGCCCCCAACTCCTCTGGGGTTTCTGCGGTGATGGCCACGGACAGCTCCCGCATCTCCATGAGTCCCCTCCAGGGCAATATGCCTCAGGTATGGCTGGATGACCCGGATATAGGGGAGATGATGAAACTGGGTGAGATGGTTCAGTATGCTATCCAGGGGGCCTGGTTTCACATCAAGTACAAGGACGGTGTGGTCTTTTCATGCAAAAAAAAGGATCATGCCCAGTATCCTGTCACGATGATGAACCAGAACCTGGATGCCTGTATTGCCGCCCCGGCCATCAACCAGGGAAGGCTCCCGAAAGACTTGGGGGAGGCAGTGGACCGGGTGTCCACCATGGCCTCCGGGACCACGGAAAAGCAGGGGCTTATCCGCCTGACCTTCCATCAGGATGGACTGGAGCTCTATGCTCGGAAAGTTTCTGGCGATGCTCAGGAGGTCATCCCCTGGGAAAAGCCACTGGAGGCAGATCCGGGCCTGGTCGTCTGGGTTGAGACTGATTTCCTGGTGGAGGCATCCAGGAAGGTCATGGACTACCGGGTGATTGACCTGGCAGAGCAGAAAGTTATGGTGTTCACCTCTGAGGACTACATCCAAATGGTGGCCACAGATGTGGTGGAATAGCCATTTCCTAGCTTGATTCCGGGCTTGGGGTATAAATCCCCAGGCTTTTTTATTTTGGAGCAGAAACATGGGATTTTTCAATCTGGGGCCAATGCCCAGTTCAGAACCAAAAACCAGGAAGACCCGGTTGCAAGGATGTGACGCCTGTGGGCTTTCCCGGGTGGGGCTTCATAGGGGGGTCGTGGGTGCAGGTGCGTCCCATATCCTGGTGGTGGGGGATTATCCGCCAGAAAATGAAAGTCCAGATGAAATCTATTCTTCCCCTGTCTGGCACTATTTTTGGGACACTGAGGGCAAAAAGGGTCTTCCCCAGTCCTATATCCATGACTGCTGGCTCACCTATGCCGTGGCATGTCCCTGCCCAGACAAAGATGCTACCTCTGCCCGGAGCCTGTGTTGCCAGGGGAGGCTGGAAAGAATCATCCAGGAACTTCAGCCCCGGGTGATTATCCCCCTGGGTCCAGTAGCAACTCAAGCCCTTGTCTGGGGAAGGCTCCAGGGCCGTATAAAAACTGTCAAGCCCAGTGATTTTTATGGCAAAGCCATGCCAGAACGGACTTACAGCTGTTGGCTCTGCCCCACTTATGACCCCACTTTTTTGTCCTGGCAGAAAAATGATATATGCCCGGAAAAATATTTCATCCAGCACCTCAGGAAAGCCTTTGCCCTGACCCAGAAACCCCTTCCAAAAATTCCGGATGATCTCCGGACCACCCTAGACCCCAATGAGGCAGTACAATGGATAAAAGAGGCGGTTGCAGAGGCTCTGCCTGCCCGGAAGGGGACACGGCCAGATGTAGCCATTGATTATGAAACAACAGGCCTAAAGCCCCACCGGGAGGGGCATAGGATAGTGGTCTCATCCCTGGCCTGGAGAGGCCCCCTGGGATATAGGGCCATCGGGTTCAAGTGGGATCCAGACTGCCCTGCACTTATTGCTGCCTGGGAGGACCTGGTTTCAGGCGTAGCTGGAGTGGACCTTATCGCGCATAAGGCTGACTTTGAGGCATGCTGGACGCATTTCCGGGCAGGGCTTCATTCCTCCATGACTATATGGCCAGAGCATTGGTCCTGGGACACCTGTATCGGGGCTCATGTCCTGAATAACAACCAGAAGGTGGGGCTGAAATTCCACGCCTACTGTGAGTTAGGGGTTCTTGGCTATGACTCTGCAGCTGACCGTTGGCTTTCGCAGTTCCTTCCGGGTGAAAATCCAGATAGCTGCAATGCCCTCAATATGCTCGCATCCCCATCGGGGTCTGTCCCCTGGGGGGAACTGGTCTATTACTGTGGACAGGACTCCCTGTACACTCTAGCCCTCCGGGATATACAGGAGGGCCAGCTGGTTGGGAGGGAGCCTGAGGCATTCCGGTTTTTTATGCAGGGAATGCTGGCCCTGGCCAAGGTCCAGTCTGAGGGACTGCCCATAGATATGAACAAAGTACAGGGACTCAGACAGGATCTTACTGCCCGGTATGAGGCTGCGAAAAAAGAGGTGATGCAGTCCAGGGAGGCTCAGGAATTCAAGCGGGTCATGGATACTCAGCTTAATCCTGACAGTAATCAGCAGCTGGTCAAACTACTGTTTGACATCCTGAAACTGACTCCTCCTGATGGGGCCAGGAACACCCGGGAAGATACCCTGGAGAAGCTGGGGACGGATTTCTGCAAGTCCATCCTGGCCATGAGGCGATGGAGCAAGATGAGGGATACTTTCCTTGAGGGGTATGTCCGGGAGGCTGTCTGGGATGAGCCCAAACAGCAGTGGCTCATCCGGCCCTTTTTCAACCTTGCTGCAGGAGCGGGTGGAGACGGGGATGGGGGCCCCCGCACCTACCGGAGTTCAGCAGACTCCCCAAATTTTCAGAACATCCCCAAGCGGGACAAGGAGGCCAAGAAACTGCTGCGCAGCCTCTTTGTTGCCCCTCCTGGATGGAGGTATATCGAGGCTGACTACAAGTCACTGGAAGTGATGGTTTCAGCCAGCTATCACCATGATCCAAACATGATCCGTTACCTCAATGATCCTGATTCTGATATGCACCGGGACACGGCAGCGGATATGTATATGCGGAAACCAGAGGAAATCACAAAGGAGGAGAGGACCTCCATAAAAGCGGGGTACGTGTTCAGCTCATTTTATGGGGCCTCATACAGGTCCTGCGCCCTGACGATGTGGAACAGTATGCCCCAGACTACCAAGGACCATTTGCGGCAGAGGGGAATAAAGACGCTGGATCAGTTTACGGAGCATGTCCGCAAGGCTGACTGGATTTTCTGGAATCGCCGTTTTGGAACGTACAACCGCTGGAGGCATGAGGAGTGGGACCGCTACCAAAAGGATGGCTATGTAGAGTCATACACTGGATTTCGGTGTTACGGCCCCATGACCTACACAGAGGCGACCAACCGCTGTATCCAGGGGTCAGGTTTTCATGTCCTGCTTCAGGCACTTATCTGGGATGTAAGTGATTTTGACAAGCAACATCTGCAGTCATATATTGTGGGGCAGATCCATGATGCCCTGCTAATTCTGGTCAAGGATGAGGAACTGGAGCAGCTCCGGGAAATAGTCCATCATAATGGTGTCCGGAGGGTGAGTCATGTATTTCCATGGATAGCAGTGCCTCTGGTCATAGAGGCAGACGCCTCTGAGCCTGGAGGCTCATGGGCCAGTATGACTGAACAGGGAGCCTGGTAGGGGGTCCCGGTATAATTTACGGTGAGGTAAAACAATATGAATAACGTGGATCAGACAGTAGATGATGTTTTATGTATGGATGAGTATCCCAAGGATACTTTTGATTGGGATTCCCGGGTAGCAGCTAATTTTCTCATTGATGTCTTTTCCCTTCATAAGGACCTGGGGACCGCCATGGAGCTGTCTGAGGTACTTTCTGATTTCATGATGAAACATGGGGGATATATAATGCAGGCAGTGGACTTCCGCTGCGGCAGGGAGGAAAAATAGCAGATGTTTATCAATTCACCATTTAACTACACTGGAAACAAATACAGACTTCTTCCGCAGTTGATTTCATGGTTTCCTGACTTCACGGAAAAAATGACATTGATTGATTTATTCAGTGGTTCAGGAACTGTTTCTTTCAACGCTGCATCCCGCTTCAAGCACGTCATTTCTAATGAGTACCTAGGGGATATCCAGAGGATACAGCATATTCTTATGTCTGGAAGCGATAGTGAGTTTCTAAATCTCATTGATTGCCTGAAACAATTTTCATCATCTGATTACGCTATATATCAGCGACTTCGCGATGACTATAATGCCTATATGACGGCGGATTTCACGGGTCATGCAGAATATATACAGAATCAGCAGGGATTTTTAAATGAAAAGGCATACCGGCTATATGGTCTCATGCTTTCCTGTACAAACAATATGCTCAGATTCAACCAGCATGGCTTATTCAATCAGACCTGTGGAAAGCGGATGTACAACAAATCCATAGAAAAGAAGTTAATTGAATGGAGAAATCTTCTTAAAACCATACATAATGTGACTATATCCGCAGGCGATTTTGAAAAGTGCATGCCTGACGCCATGGAGGATAGGACGGATATGTTTTTTTATGCAGATCCCCCGTATTCTAACACAGCCGCCGGGTACAATGCATTCTGGAAATCTACTGACGATGAACGCCTGTTCAATTTCATAATGAACAACCAGAATTCTAAATGGATGATTTCAGGAACACAGGTGCATGGACTTGCCAGATGTAAACTTTTGGATCTCCTTTCTGAAACTGGAAAGTTCCAGACCATATACCCGGAACATGATTATGCGAAAGTTGCCCGAAAAAAAGGCACTGAAGTACGAGAAGTCATAATGATAAACTACCACTGAACAGGGGGTCCATAGATTCGGCTATGGACCATCAATAATATTTATAACAAAGGAAAAACAATATGTCTCTATACCAGAAATATCGCCCCCAGACGCTGGAGGAAATGGTTGGGAGCACTGAAACCGTCAAGGCAATCCGGGATCATTTTGCTCAGGCCCCAGACCGCATCTCCCACGCCCATATCCTCTATGGGGATAGTGGCTGTGGCAAGACTACCCTGGCCCGGGCCATTTCCCACTCTATCCTGGGTGCAACGGACATGACTATCAGGGAAATCAACACTGCCAACAACCGGGGTATTGATACTATCCGGGAGATCATTGACAATATGCGGATGCTCCCCCTGGGGGGAAAGGCAGTGGTCTATATCATAGATGAGGCTCATGGCTTGTCTACCGATGCAAAGCGGGCCCTGCTCAAGCCTCTGGAGGATACTCCTGCTCATGTCTTCTTTTTCTTGTGTACCACTAATCTCAATCAGCTCCTGAAGGGGGATGAGGGCAAGGCCATTGGGACCCGGGCCACTCAATGGAAAGTGGGGAAGCTGACCCCCCGTCAGATCAGCAAACTGGTTATGTCTGTGGCTGAAAAAGAAAAGTATGAGACCCTGGATGATGAGCTTATGGACGCCATTATTGAGGCTGCAGATGGAAGCCCCCGGGCTGCCCTGGTAGCCCTGGAAAAGATCATGGCGACCACGGACCGGGAAACCCAGCTCAAGGTCCTTCAGTCTGGAGTTATAGAGGGCCCTGAGAGGATAGACCTCTGCCGGGCCCTTATCAACCGTAAGTCCTGGGGTGATGTCGCAGCTCAGCTTTCCCGGCTCAGGACTGCTGCTCAGGACCCAGAACAGATCAGACGGGTGGTGACTGGGTATATGTCCGCTGTCCTACTGAAAAAATATTCATCCCAGGCCGCTCTCTGTCTGGAGGCATTCAGTGAAACTACCTATGACAATGGGTTCCCCGGGCTGGTCCTGGCCGCTGTCCGGTCCATCGTGACGGAATGAACCCAGGGTCCCCGGTATAATCTATCAACCCTTAAAAACAAAGGAATTGACTATGGGAAATAAAACTGATTTCAATCTGGATACCGCTAACCTCATGGCTGAGGTGTGCCGCCAGGCATCCCTATATGATTACTATGGGGAGCAGGCCGTGAATGCCCGGGATGCCCGGGATCGGACCCTCAACAAGCTGGATCAGCGGACAGCAGAGGTGGAGCTGGCCATCCGAAAGGCCGCTGCTGACTCTGGGACCAAACTGACTGAAGGCGCTATCCACTCTCAGGTGGAATGCGACCCGGAACTCATCCAGTTGAGAGATGAAGTAGTGACGGCCAACAAAAACCTGGGTATTCTGGACACTGCCGTCCGTGCCCTGGACCACAAGAAGTCCATGATTGAGGTGGCTTCACGCCTTACCCTCAACTCTCTGTTCCGCGCAGATCCTGACCAGCTGGCGGATACCGCAACAGATAGTGTCCGGGATCATCTCAATGGAGGGACAAAATGAGTTTCAACCGTAGCAAGATCAAACTGGGTGGCCGATATGAGCAACAGGTCCAGTCCATAGAGGATAAGGGCATTGCGTCCTCCTCATATTTCAAGGCCCCCGCGGGCGTGGGATACTACTCCATCGGGGACACCAAGGACGGATATCAGACAGTCAATTTTCTTCCCTTCCGCATTGGGTCTCAGAAGCATCCGGAGGTGGCCGCAGGCCGGGCTAAGGTGGGGGACTACGATTTTGTCCTGGATGTTTTTGTTCACCGCAACCTGGGTCCCGGCAAAAAGTCGTTTATCTGCCCTCAGAAGACATATGGGAAGCCCTGTCCGGTCTGCCAGGAGGTGAATAAACTCTACGACGCAGGCCAGGAGGATGCCGCCAGGGCACTCCGGGCTTCCCGCCGGGCCATTTATGCAGTTCAGGTGGTGGATGAAAAGGGCCATGGAGAGGACAAGGTCCGGGTCCTGGATGTTAGCCACTATGGCTTTGCAAAGGATCTCATGTCCACGGCAGCTTCCCTGTTGCGGGGTAAAGGCGTCATCCCCTTTGCGGACCTGGATGGGGGAAAGCTGGTCACTTGGAAATGTGAAGAGCAGACCATTGGCAAAAATGGAAAATGGCAGAAGGCCACCACATTCCAGTTTGATGACCGCCAGGAGGAAATCCCAGACAGCCTTCTGGAGCAGGTGCCCTCCCTGGATGAAGGCCTTATCATCCCCACTGCAGACCAGCTGGAAAAAGCCATGTATGGGGAGGATGAGGGGGGTGGGGATGAACCCCCTATCCCTGTTCCTGCCCTGGACCCAGTTGAGGAGGGGGCTGAAGAAAAGCCCGCCCCTGTCCGCAGAGTTTCCCGTCAGGATCCAGTTGAAGATGAACCTGTTCCTGTCCGCAGAGTTTCCCGTCAGGATCCAGTTGAAGAGGAACCTGCCCCGGCCCATTTCCGGGGGCATTCCCCTGCAGCTCCGGAGGAACCCAGGGAGGAGGACATGCAGGTTGATTTTGACCAGCCTCCTGCCCATTCTCTCCGTGGATCTTCTGTGGTTGGGACTATTCCCAGCAAGGTGGTGGCCGCGGACAAAGATGCAGCGTGGACTGCGTATGCGGCTCCAACAAGGGGTCAGACCGATGTAGATGCCTGCCCCTTTGGACTGGATTTTGGAAAGGACTGTGACTCCAGCCCAAAGTGTGCCCGCTGTCCTGCTGAGACGTATGATCACTGCTTCAAGTGCCACGGCCGATAACAGTCAGGGCAGATTGAAAAGACCTCTGGGAACTCCCGGGGGTCTTTTATTTTAGGGGCCCCAGGTATAATCTAGGGTATGGATCAATCAGCAATAAACTCAATCAGGATGGCTATAATGGCTGATAAAAAACAAGTTGCAGAACCGCCCCGGATGTGTTCCGGGTGTGACCTCATAGATCTTATGCTGGGTGGTGCCCCGGGAAAACGTGGCCTGCCTTTTGGTGTTATCCTTTCCCTTATTGGTGACAAATCTTCCGGAAAATCTTTTTTGAAAAATGAGATGATGGCTGCATCCTACTGGAGATATAGGGATCAGTTCCATTGGTTTTCCGATGACACGGAAAGTGGGGACACCTTTGATACTACTGGCCTTTATGGGGTAAACTTGCGGCCAATGGATGATGACAAATGCATGCGCATTGGTAAAAACAGGGTCCGGGATTCAGCCACAGTAGAGGAGCTGGATGCAAAACTTTCCATGTTCATAGACTATATGAATGCCGTGGGTGGGGTGGGCGTCTATGCAGTGGACTCGCTGGATGGTCTTTCTGATGCCTCCCGGGAGGCCGGGGAGCAGAAGCGGCTTAAACTCCTGGAGGAGGGCAAGGCTGTGCAAGATCCTGGAGACTATGGGGCTCAGCTGGCCAAGTTCCTGTCCCAGCAGCTTTTCAGGGTCAAGCACCAGAAACTGGAGGACTGTCAGGCTACCCTTATCCTGGTGAGCCAGCTCCGGGAAAATTTCGGAGGTGGTCCCTATGCCCCTAAATGGTCAGTGGCAGCAGGAAAAGCCCTGGAGTTCTATGCGCACACCCGCGTCTTTTTGCGGACCATTATGAAGATCACTCGGGATGGGGACATCGTGGGTGCATACGTGGAGGCATCCACCCTCAAGTCCAAGACCCCCCGCCCATTCCGGAAGGTCAGATACTCAGTATATTTTGACTATGGGATTGACAATATCGGGTCCAACCTGGATTATCTCTATGATTTGCGGGATGAGAAAGGGGCCCTCAAGAAAAATGCTGAATGTATTGCCTGGGATGGAAAGGCGGATGTAAATCTGGCCAACCTTCAGTCCTGGTTGGAAAAGACAGGACTCAAGGATGAATGCAGGGCTGCGAAAAAGGCCGCAGGCCAGGGCTCCAATCTTTCTGTGGAGTTTATCAAAAATTGGGTCTCTGAAAATCCAGACCGCCAGAAGGAATATCAGCTGACCTTTGGCCAGACCCATACCCGGGATGAGCTCATTGCCCTTATGGATAAGGACAAAGCCATGGCTGCCGAGCTAACCCGGAGGGTACAGGAAAAGTGGGAGGCTCATGAAGAGTCCATTGCTACCAAAAGGGGCTGCAAATATGGGGAATAATGTCACCAACAGACTCTGGGACAAGCTCAGTGCCATCCCTGGGCCAGGGGCCCTAGACAGGACCCAGAAAATGATTGAGGGCGGGGAATTTACCAAGGATGAATTAACCCTGGCAGTAGCCACGGCCGCCATGTTCCCTGTGGCCATTGCAGAGGCCCATCATTTACTCCATAAAGGAAAATCGCAATGAAAAAACTTTATATCGGAATTGACAATGGGACTTCAGGAACTATTGGCTTTATGCCCACCTCTCTGGAGTCCTGGCCAGATATGATTGAGACCCCAATAAAGATGGAGCAGTCCTACACAAAAAAGGCACAGACCATATCCCGGGTAGATCATGACGGCCTGTGGGAAATCCTGAATAAGGTTCTCCTGGAAAACCAGGTTCAGCCCTCTGATTGTCTGGCCATCCTGGAAAGGCCCCTGATCAACCCTATGATGTTCAAGACCACTGTTTCGGCTGCCCGGAGCCTGGAGGCAACTGTCATCATCCTGGAATGCCTCAAGATACCATTTATGTACATGGACTCCAAGGAGTGGCAGAAAGAGCTCCTGCCAGAGGGCATCAAGACCTCTCCTGCCCGCAAAAAGGCCAGTATGGATATAGGGCTGCGGCTTTTCCCAGCGCTGGAAAAGATTATCCGGAAGCATAAGGATGCAGATGGGATTTTGATTGCTGAATGGGCAAAGAGGAATAATCTATGAGGCAGATAAAACAAGTGGGTGGCAATCACTATGGCCATTTAAAGTACGACACCTGGGATTTGGCTATGGACACGGCCATGCCCTTTTCCCAGGCCAGTGCAATAAAGTACATTGTCCAGGCCCCCTATAAGGGGACAACTCTATTGGATATTGGAAAAGCCCGTGGGTATATCCAGGGTATGGCCAAACATGACCAGGGGGCTGCGGCCCCCATCCCGGAATATGGCCCTGATTACATTCAGCATCTCAGTCAATGCACTGAAAAGTTCATTGACCAGCTGGCCCTTTCCGGGAGTGAGATCACTGCCATCCGGGAACTTGCCCAGGTCCATATCCTAGACAGGAAATCCCGGGCCCGTGTTTTTGTAGATGCTCTGAGGGCTGTGGACTTTTTGGAGAGGGAATATCATGATAACCAGCCTTGACATAACCAACTTTCAGAGCCATTCGGAGTCTCACCTTGAGTTCTCCCCCCACGTGAATGCTATCCGGGGTGGGAGCGACCAGGGCAAGTCTGCTGTCCTCCGTGCCCTGCTCTGGTGCATTACCAATTCGCCTTCCGGAGATGCCTATGTCAGTGACTGGAACAAGACCCCCAAGGGGGCCATAAAGGCTGGGGCCCGGACGGCTGTAGGGGTTTTCACCAATGGCTTTTCTGTGGGCCGGGTCCGGGACAGCACCTTCAATGGTTACAAAATTTTTGATGGGGAGGACACCCAGCAGTTTGAGGCCCTCCATACAGATGTTCCAAAGGCGGTGGAAACGGCCTTTAATCTGGGATCAGTGAACATACAGCGGCAGATGGACCCGCCCTTTTTGATATCATCCACTCCCGGGGAGGCTGCCCGGTTCATCAACTCCCTGGTTAATTTGTCCGACATAGATCTGACCCTGTCTGAGGCCAGTTCCCTTTCCAGGTCCTGCACTGGAGACCTGAAGTCAGCGGGGGAGGAAACCGCCCGGGCTAAGGCCCTGGCAGAGTCCTTTGGCTGGCTTCCTAATGTTCAGGAAATGGTCCAGAAGCTGGCTGGAGCAAAGGATCAGATGACCTCCCTGGAAAAGACCATCAAGAATGCCCAGAACCTGGCTGAATTCAGGTCCCTGGGAAAGACCCGGGGAAACCTACAGACTGCCCTGGACCAGGCTGGAGAATGGCTAGAAAAGGGTGGGACGCTGAAGGCATCCATACAGACCCAGGGCTCACGCCTCAATTCCATCTCCCAGACCTTTTCTCAGTGGAAATCCCTTCCCCGGGTCCCGGATGTATCCCCCGTGGGGGCTGTGCTGTCCCAAGCAGAAAGCATCCAAGAAAAAATACGCATACAGACCCAGGTGGCTCACACCACGCCAGTGTCCCTGCATAAAACAATGGCGTCCCGGCTAGATTCAATTTCCAAGGCCCTGAAGGCTGGGACTATCCTGTCAAAGGCAGAAGGCCTCCAGGAGAGCATCCAGACTCAGATCCAGGTGGCGCATACGGCCCGGGCATCTATCTATGGCGCAATCCGGTCACAGCTGACTAAAATCTCTTATGCATCAGAGCAAGCTCAGGCAGTATTTGTCCGTATAGAGCGCATGAGCCGCATTATAGATAATCAGCAGGCCAGGGTCAACTCCCAGTCCAAAGAGCTGTCCGATTTCAGCCATAGTTTCCACGATCTTGACTGCATCCGGGAAAAGCTGCAGAGTTTAGGGGATCAGCTGAAGGGCCAGGTCTGCCCTGTCTGTGGGAGACCTTTTGATCTGTCAGGGTCCTGCTAGTAAATAAAATTTTACCTAAAATTAGGGGTTTACCCCTTTACGGGGGAGATAAAAAGAGTTATATTTATAAGCGTTAGGATGAAGTAAGTAACAAACTAAAAAGGAACCTAGCTATGGAAATCACAGACCAGCTTTATCATCAGTGCTCAGGAATCATTAATGCCATGGTGGCCCACTACATGAATGTTTGCCCCATGCTGGACCCCCAGGAACTAAAGTCAGAGGCCAACCTGATTTTCTGTCAGGCAGCAAGCTCCTTCAGCCCCGACAGGGGAGCCAAGTTTACCACCTACCTGTTCTCATCCCTCCGCAAGCTCTCTCATATCCCACGGGTCCAGATAAAATATGCTGCTGAAGTGACCCACATTCAGTGTCCGGAATCCCATGAGACAACAGAAGCCCTGGATATGGTGGCAGCGCCAGAGGATACCGAGGACCAGGACAATGTATTTAGTGTCTATGAAAAAATGCTGGGGCCGGATGCCAAGGAAATTGTGGATCTGTTTTTTAGCAATCAGCTGTCTGCCCCTGAAACCTCCCACGCCCGGAAGGACACCCCCCTGACAGCCTGGACAGTCTATGTCCGGGCACTCAAGAAAAAGGGATGGTCCTGGGTCCGGACCCAGACGGCATGGGCAGACCTCTGCGATGTCCTCTCCCTGTATGCGCACCGCAGGGCAATGCCACTGGAGGCATAGGTGGTTTTCATTAGGGTCCAGTGCTGTAACTGCGATGCCTCCATAACAGAATGTGGGGTTAATGGGAAAACAGCAAAAAAGAAAATCCGGGCTATGGGATGGACCTTTCTGGGGCCCCGGTCTGGATTGTGCCCAGAATGCAAGGAAAAACAGGATTTTGAAAATGACTGGAATGAAGCATTCCCAGAGGAGGATGATCTATGAAGATATTAGTGACTGCTGACTGGCATATACGGGGGGAGGCTCCCCGCTGCCGGACGGATGAGGACTGGATCAGCTCCCAGAGGGAGGATATCCAGCATGTCTGGGACATAGCCCGGGACAGGGATGTTAATGAGATCTGGATCCTGGGGGACCTGTTCCACCAGCCCCGCTGCGCAACGGAGGCAGTGAATATGCTCCTAGGGGAGCTCAAAAAGGCCCCAGCCCCTGTCTATGTCCTTCCTGGCAATCATGACCTGCCCTTTCACAGCTATGCCAACCTGGAGGCCTCCAGCCTGGGCATAGTTCTCAAGACCTGCCCAGAGCTAGCTGACCGGACTTTTCCGGACGGCCTGGGGCAGCTCCGGGCGTGGCCATTTGGGCTGGAGCCAGAATACCTCCAGAATACCTTGGCTGAGGCCAGGATATGGGCAACTCATCAGCTGACTTTTGAGGCGGAAAAAGACCGCCCCATTGAGGGCGTGGGAAAGACTGCGCAGGAACTACTGGATGAAGCTCCCCCGTCGGTGAGCCTGGTGCTCACGGGGGACTACCATCACGGATACTGCTATGAGGAGCCAGGGACAGGCCGTAAGGTGCTGACCCCTGGATGTCTCAATATCCAGGCCGCAGACATGAAGGACTACCAGCCCAAGGTCTGGATTTTGGAACTGACTCCTGATAGCAGCAATGTCACTTCCGTTGACCTCCCGGCCCATCGGGAATGCATTGCAGACGGCTATCTGGAGGCTGAAAAAGAAAGGGAAGCACGGATGGAAAAGTGCCTTGCGTCAGCCGCTGCCACTGACGCCGTCAGCCTTGACTTTTCAGCCAACCTGGAAAAGGCTGCAGCAGCACTCCCTGAGGGTCCCCGGGGAATCATCCGGGAGATTCAGGATCATCTCAATAAGGACAGGACTTGATGCTTGCGCACGGGCCCTCCGGTATAATCAGATAACTAATCAACAATGCAGGAGATTCATAAAATGAAAAAGATTGTAATTGACATTGAGACCATTCCCAGGCAGGGAATCATGGACACCTGGTTCCCTGGATGGGCTCAGCAGAAGGGGCATGAGGATGAGGATGCCTGGCACCTTGCTGCGCTCTATCCTGAATTTGGCCGCACCTGCTGTGTGGTCCTTACGGAATATGACTCCAGCATCTTTGCCCGGGAGTCCAGGACCTTTGCTCAGGTCCTTGCTCACAACACAGATGAGGCGGAAAAAGACCTTCTGGAGGCGATGGAGGTAGCAGCATATGATCTTTCAAAGGGCAGTGATATATCCCTTATCGGGCATAACCTCAAGGGCTTTGACATTCCCTTCCTGGCCAAGCGGTTCATGGCCCTTGGTCTACAGGTTCCTGATTTCCTGCGGGTGGCTGGGAAAAAGCCCTGGGAGATCACTCATCAGGACACGATGGAGCTGCTCAAGTTTGGCTCATTCTCCCCTATGTCCCTGCGCAGTGCAGCCCTTATGCTGGGCATTGAGGACCCCAAGGAAACCGTCAGTGGCGCCCAGGTTGCAGACCTCTATGAGGCCGGGGAGCTGGACAAGATTGAGACTTATTGCCGGGGGGATGTCGCAGCCACCTACCAGATCTATCAAAAACTTGAACAGAGCGGGGCACTGAATGGCTAGTTTCCAGGAGCTCAAACAGCGGTATGACACTCTCACGGCTCAGAAGGCTCAGGCAGAGGGAAAAATGGAGGCAATCCGGGAGGGATGGAAAAGGGACCTGGGCACCGATGATCCTGCTCAGGTTGAGATCCTCCAGAAGGAGGCTGAAACGTCCCTGGCTGAGCTTCAGAAGGAATACAATGAGACCCTGAACAGGGCTGAGGAGATACTGGCTGGGGCGGGGGTGTAGCTTCCCATGGACCTAGACCAGCTAAAAACCCGGGTGGCCCGTTGTGAGGGGCAGGCAGAACAGGCGCAGCGGCAATGGAAGGCGGCACAGGAGCGGGAAACCGCACTGGCCCTCCGGAAAAGATATATTGAAGTGGCCATCCTGAAGATTCAGGAGGTTGCAAAGAATGTCCAGGATCAGCTCCGCATCCGTCTCCAGGACGTGGTCCAGACTGCCCTGGATGTGGTGTTTCCTGGGGCTGCCTACGTTTTCTGCGTGGATTTTATTCCCCGCAGGGGCCGCACCGAGGTAGACATGTGGCTGGACAAGGACGGAACCCGTCTCAACCCCCTGGATTCCAATGGGGGTGGGGTCGTTGATGTCATTTCCCTGGCCCTCCGCATCTGCTGTCTGACCTTGTCTACAAGGGACCGGGTGCTTATCCTGGATGAGCCATTTAAGTTTATCCGGGGCACTCCCCGTAATCGCCTGGGGGATATGGTTACTGCTCTTTCAGCCCGCCTGGGCATCCAGATAATCATGGTGGCGGATGTGTCCGACACTGGAATTGTCCCGGATAGGGAATTCAATGTGACGATGCTCCACCGGAAATCACTGGTCAAGATCCAGGACCCAGAAAACAGTCCTATATAGCACTGAAAGGAACTTATGAAAAAAACTTTATCCGAAATCACCCCCACTACCTGTCGGGTGAAAAAAATGACTCCAGATCAGGCCCTCAAGAAACTTCAGGCTGCCAAGGCCCGGGAACTGGTAGAGGCATTTGGCCCTAAGGTACAGCTGCCCCAGGAAAGCCACCGGGAGGTGGATGAGTATGCCACCCCCTATCCCTCCAGGCTCTACCCCCGTAAGGATGTATGGAAAGATTCACCCAGCGCGGGGAAAAAACCAGAACCTCTCCCCTTAGGCAATCCGAAATTCCAGGCTGGGGAGGTCCATGGGATTTCCAGCCGTTTCCTGAGCTCCCGCAGGGGCCGCATCCTCCAGTGGATTGGACTCAACCCCTGCATTACCATAACCGAGCTGGCAAGGGTGGTTGGCCGTACCCGTCCGGGGGTTATGATGGACGTTCAGTGGCTCCGTCAGCATGGCTTTATCCTTCAGTATCATTGTTGGGCGGTCCATCCGGATGTCTCCCGGCGGCTGTTCACCCCCCACCAGGAAAGGACACTGGAGGAGCTCTTGCAGCAGGATAAAAATGAAACCTGAAAGCACATATTGATGGGCCAGAATATCCGGTATGAGCTGAAAACAAGACCCTATACAAATGATTGATTTCCGGCGCCTGTTTATCCAGTATGGAGTACCCTTTTTCACCGAGGGCAAAAATACGGTTCCCGGCCGGATTTCAGTGCGCTGCCCCTTCTGTGATGACTCCTCCAACCATGGCTCCTTTTCATACGCCCATGGCGACTACATGTGCTGGCGCTGCAAGGGAGGGAGTCCCCGTAAGGCCCTGTCCTTGCTACTGGGGCTCTCACTATCTGATACAGCCCTTGTCCTTAGGGAGTATCAGCATGGAAAAGCAGCCCCCCTCCAAGGGAGAGCCCGGAAGGTAGCCAACCCAGATATTCAGTCCATTCAGCCTCCCGGCGGGCCCCTGTTGGAGCCGCACAAAAGGTATCTGCGGAAAAGGGGGCTGGACCCAGATAGATTGGTTAGTTTATACGGAATCACTGGCACCGGCCCCGCGGATACCTGGGAGGGGCTGGACTATCGCCTGCGGATAATCATCCCCATAAAGGATATTAATGGGCGGGTGGTCTCCTTCCAGGGCCGTGACATAACAGGGCAGCAGGAACTACGGTACAAGGGATGTCCAGTGGAAAAGTCTGCTATCCACTATAAGCATATAGTATATGGATCAGATGTGGCCCGGGAGTACGGCTCCATTGTGGTGGTGGAGGGCATCTTTGACGCCTGGAAGCTAGGGCCTGGGGCAGTGGCAACCTTTGGTACCTCCCTAACCCATGAGCAGATCTGGTATCTGTCCCAGTGGCCCCGGGTGACTTTTCTGTTTGATCCTGAGCCCGAGGCCCAACAGCATGCTCAGGAATATGCGCAAGAGCTGGCCCTTCAGGGCACGGAGGTCTTTGTGGCCTCCGCAGACTTTGGTAGGACCCCCTCTGGAGAGATCCGGGACCCGGGGGACCTGACCCTGGATGAGGCTAGGAAAGTCATGATCGAGCTAAGTAAATAAAAATTTACCTAAAAATTCAGCTTTTCCCCTTTACGGTCACGGAAAAAAGAGTTATATTTATAAGCGTTAGGATGAAACAGAACAAACTAAAAAATGAGGATAAAAAAATGGATATCGAAAAGGCAAAAAAAAGCTGGGAAGGAAAAGGCCTGACGGAAGGTGGGCTGGCGGTCATTGGCGGATGGATTGAGATGCTCGCATCCGTTGGGCCTCGCTACGAGGCCTGTCAGCATCTGGCCTTTTGCTCCAGTGATGTCCGCGGGAGCTTGGCCAATTTGCAGAATGCAATCAAAATGATCTCCGGCAAATAAGAGGATAAAAAAATGAACGAAGAATTAGCAGAATTTTTGCATCAAAACCACGCCAACTCTGGCATCGTGGCTCGCCTAGATTCGCTAGGCGTTGAGACGCTGGAGCA